ACAGCGGCTTCTTGTTTACTTGTCAATCCCATTTTTTGCACCTTAGTTTTTCGTCCGCTTCTCCAAGCCACACCGCTAAAGCGGACCAGCGGTTTCAACTGGGCAAAAAAAACAAACATGGAAACTGAATTGAACACTAACAGTAGCTTAACTTGAAGCTAAACCCGTAAGCTTCGCAATTGCCTCTCCACACAGCACAACAGGACTATACCTCGTTGACAACGTCACATCGACAGAATCAAACTCTTTCTTGATTTCAACGTCACTCATCAAAGGCCGCTTAATCACGAAGAAACCCATTGGACTGTAGGCTGCGCTTAAGTTCTGACCAGTACTCAAGATATAAGCAGTTCCGACTGGGACAACGTTGCTAATGTATACGCTCATGCCGTAAATCGTGCCGATCAGGCCAGTCTGAATCACTGGCTCACCATACTGCAAATGCAAGCTGAACTGAGGCAGATACAAAACATCCCTCGCGTTGATTGGATTCAGCAGAATACTATCCGGAATGAAGTTGTAGCTTTCGATAGCCGCTTTAGCCTTGAGAATATCTTTTGTACCTAAGCCGCCGGTAATAGTAAACTCGGTTCCTGTAGCGCCCAAGCTTGTGCCAGTAGCGCCAGTGCTTAATGCTGCAGCGGCCGCATCAATAACAGTCATGCAATCCTTGTCAATCGTGTAAGCCATACGCCTCGCCAAACGACGAAGCTGATCCTCAATCACTGGAATGTACAGGTCTTCAATGTTTTCTCGGCTGATACGTTCGCGTAAGCCCTTCTTGTACGGAGTAACTGTCACAGTCGTGTAAGGCGTGAAATCCATCTGTATCTCTGCGCCCTCACCAATTTCCGAAATCGCTGCTGAGCGGCTACCGCTTTGCTTAACAAACGTAGCTGTCTTCCCTGCAACAAGTGGAAACTCTGGAAATAGCTTCTTGACTACGAGCGATGGCATCGTGAGTTCAACGATTTTCTTATGCAACGCCGGATACTGAACAGCCCCAGAATCCACCCACGAAAGTGCATCTCTAACGAAACTCATCTCAAATCACCTTTTGCTATGGAATGCAAGAAAGCAACGCGTAAATCACATCGCCATCATTTGTTGCAGCAGTTAAAGCTCTGCCAATCCACTCTTCAGTCTTGTCAAGCTGCGCCTGCATAGCCGCAGTAGTGTAAGTATCGGAACCTGGGGCAGCCATAACAGCGACAGCAGCAACCTTTCCAGCAGTAGAACTTGAAATCCTCGCGCCCATCGAAATAGCGCCTGAAGCAGTAACCCGCACTAAGCCTCTGCAGATAACAGTAATCTTCTTGGCTGCAGCTCCGCCAGTCAAAGCCACACCGATAACGTCTTTGCGTGCACCATCAGTTGGCTTAACAGCCGGAATAAACCCAGCAGCACTAATGTAAACAACTTGCCCAGCAGTAACAGTAGCTCCAGTATCAACAACAGCAGTTATCAGGTAACGGTCGCTAACAAGTGCAGTTGTACCTTCTAAACTCAATTCAAATCACCTTATCGTTCATTGAAAGCCCGTAAGCTTCTTGTGAGCTTTCAGCATATCCTTGAACCAATCGTAATTGCCAAGTGCATCACGCTGAATCTCATCAACTGCAACTATGCCCTTGCCGCTGCGTTTAGCTTCTGCTGCTGCTTCTTCTGCTTGCTCGCTTTCGTCTTCAGGTTGCTGCAGCTGCTTCTGAAGATCACTAAGTTTCTTGCTCAAGTTACGCTTAGTAGCTTTCTTCGCTACTTCGCCCTCAAGATCAGCAACTTTCTTCTTCAAAGCATCCATGTCAGCTTCGCTTCCGTCTGAAGCATTAATCTGTTTCTCGAGCTGCGTCAGTTGATTCATAAAGTCCTCGTAAGTTACTTGCTTTGGCGCCGTTTCTCCTGGTGCAGTATTAGTTACGCCTTGTGCTTGTTGTGGAGAAGCACCTTGCTGAGCATTATGTTCAGACAAAGGCTTCACCTCTTTTGCTTTCATTTTTTGGTTTTCAGGTTCTTGCAACTTACGTTTAGAACCCACATCTTTGTTACCTTCCGATAACTGTGAATCCGTAACAGTTTTGAAAATAGCATCAAACTGCCCTTCATTCATAGCAGCAAAAAAGCCTACGGGCTTAAACGCCGTGTCCTTGTAAGCTGGACTTGCAACAATGCTAAGTTCGCGTACAGTAGGTTTATGCACTATTTCCCAAGCTCCAGGACACAAGTGAACAAGCATACCCTCTTTCCGCGTAGGCCTCTTACACTTGCTGCACTCAACATCATCACTGTCAACCTGGATACTCACATGCGTAACGTAGCTACGCAAGATTTTCTCGATAAGCTTTTCTTCGCCGACTTCAGCACGGAAAAGCACTCGGTCGCCATCACGCTTAGCCTCAGCAACCTTGCCCACAACCATCAACGCGCTCTCAGCATGATCCACGCGCAACTGAGCCCCAGCTAAACTTTCTGATAAAGCATCAAGGTCTTCCTCAGGCACTTGCCACTTATTCGCATTAACCGAAGTGTCGATAGCGATGCCTTCGATATTCAGCAATTTCTCTTTAAGCGCAAGCTGAGCATCAACGCCTTCCGCCGCCTTAAAAGGCACAAAAAAACGCAACTGCATCATAGAACACCTTTTTCTTTAAGGAAGAGAAAACGTAAAATCATGTCCTCATTTAACGCTTTCAGACTACGCTTAACGCTTTCTTCAGCTTCTTTTTCAGAAAGTCCCATTTTTAAATCACCATAACCTTGGAGGAATTACCACGTACATTCTAACCCCTAAATGTACCTAGTAATTAGAAAACTGGAACACGTTTTCCACGACTATTATACAAGGCCTCTTGCCAGCCGCGGAAACTCTGCCAATCCTCAAGCAAACTTTTAGGCTGAGCTTTTGCTGCCGATTTTTTGACTTGTTTACTTTTTTGATCCATTTCGATCACCATAAAATTATGTAACTTCTGAAATCTGCACGTAAGCATTAACAAACCTTCGACGCCAATCATTCCAAGCCTTAAAATCCAAAAGCGTCTTAATCTCAGCCTTCAAATGCTCATCAAGCCACTTACGCACCTGCTCTTTAGTTTTGAAGCGTTCTTTTTCAAAAATATAATTCTGAATCTCCCAACGCTGAGAATTCTTAATCCTGCCAACCGTAATCTTCACGCCATGGCCAAGCTCCTTGACTCTAAACTTCTCGAAATCTGCAGGATCACGGATACGAAATCTCCAAATATTCTTGTCTTCATCAATTCCAGGCATAGTTTTTATCTACTCACGTTTTTTGTTTTTTGTTTTTGGCAGAGTTGCAACTTTTGCGATGCTTTCCTTAAGTTGCGTAACCGTTTTTTTCATGAGTTCCTTTTCGACTTTTTGATGCTCGTAAATTATGCGTCTGACAAGCACCGCTACAGATAACCCTTGAACATGCGCTTCTTGACTTAACAGTCTATAGGATTTTTCAGTGATTGTTATTGTTAGAGATTTCATAGTTTTTCAAGTCCAAATTTTTGTTACCAGTAAACATCATAATCCCTAACGATAAGGCAATGACAGTTAGGATGAATATTAACCGCGAAAGTATCCTCATCAAGCCACTCGCCATACTCAAACATATCCAGCAGCTCATCAGGGTCTTCAAGCTCAAACAAGTCGCCATCCCGATCAGCGCAATCCTCACACATATTCGGGCTAGGCGCCAAACCTTCAGCCACATAATGCCAAACAGTATAGCGAATCGCAGGATTAACCACAGCAGCCCTAAACGGCTTAACTAAATGCTCCTTGGCCCAAGCCGCAGCATCAAGCGCCTCTGCAGTTTCAAGAGCTTGAATCAGCACTTGATTCGGGAGCGACGACTTCAGCGACAAGATAATCCTTCCCATTCTTCTTGAAGTATGCCTTGTTTCCAAACTTCTCAGCGGAACCGGCACCTTGCTCATTAACTTCCGCCGGCTGCTTAGGCAACACTCCATTATCCTCAGGCTCCGCAGGAAAACCAAGCTGCATACGCGCTTCAGCAACAGTCAATATGCCGTTTTGAACCAAGCCACTGATATACTTGGCCTTATCCTCAACCGACGCTTCCCAAATCGGCTTCCACTTAACCTTAGGAACCTCAACACCCTCACCGAACTGTTGATCGATAAGTTGCTTGAACAAAACAGTCTCCAAAACGTCACCAATTATCTCCTGAAGCATACGAAGCCGAGTAACATACTCCTGCATAATCACCTCAGCCGTAGCACGATTTGTTCCCTGACTTTCGCCTAAAAATATCTTAGGAACGCCAAGAACCGCTTCCCGCTGCTTATACAGGTAATCAAGCCAAAACTGAACATTCACATCCTTAGTCATGCTCTGAAGCTGATCAACGGCCACATCGCCACGAACAAAAACATCAGTAGCAGCCTTGCGGTTCTGAAAAGCCAACATCAACTCCGTAACTTTATCATCGCCAAGAGGCTTTTCAGGAGTGCCCGCCTTTACCACAAGCATCGGCTTAGTATAAACGTGCATAATGATGCCCATGTCGTCTTCAAACTGGTCAATCAACGCTTGAATCTTTAGCAATGGTCGTAGTAAACTCGTGCCGTAGCTGAATTCGTACCACCAAGACTTGGCGCCCCAGCGGAAATGCACCATGTCCTGAGCCTCAAAAACCACAGGTGGAAATGTAAGCAATTGAATGTACCCAAAAATGTCGCCGTACTCGTTACGGCGGACACGCATATGCACAGGATCCAACGGCTTAAGCCACGTAACCTCACCCGTTTTTTCATCTCTGCAAATTTCAATAAACGCATTGCCAAACACAAGCATATCCGTAGCAACAATACGCAACGTATGCAGAATATTCTGTTCATCAAGCCAATCCGTAAGCCACTCACGAACCGCATCATCCCCGCCATCAAGCTCAAAACCGTTGCTGATAGCGAGGTTAATTGTGACATCGATTGCAGCCTTAATGTACGGAGTAAAATTATACAAATCCTTATACTTCGGCAGGTCCTCAATTGGCGTCGCTCCCCAAATTTTATCCCAAATCGCTGAATATGGAGGAGTAACAAAGCCTGCGCCAGAACCCCTAAGCATATACCTGTTAACATAACCGTAAAGATCCGCATCCTTCTTCCAGCTAACAGGGATCTCTTCCTGGATCTGACGTTTGCTGATATCAGGCGGAACCTCACGCTGAGCAAAAAACCTGTTCCTTACTACCTGAAACCCTTTGCGCAAACGATCAGCAACAAAACTCATAACTTAAATCACCATCAACAAGGAAATGCCGCAAGCTTGCCAGGCAAAGGCGCCTGCATGCTTGTAGTTACTGCCAGAGCCAAAGCCCATAGCATGTCATCGTGGCTGTTTTCTGGATGTTTGAACTGTAAGTGTCCGCTTTTGCTGTACTCGTATTGCTGTTCGTTGATTTGTTGACAAAGCTGCCTATGATACGGTATTGCCAAGCGGTTCTGTTCCATGGCGATTTTCAGGCTTGTAAGAAGCTCCTCTTTGGTTTGAACCGTGAACTTTACGCCTTCAACGTTTCTTAAGCCTTGGTTCTGCATTTCCTCGAGCACAGGCTCACCCACGCCAGTTTGATCCACAAGCACGCTGCGGAACTGAAACTTTTGATTAGCTCTCACAAGATGCCCAATAACCTGCGTGTATGGTGTTTCAAGGGGAAACTGATGAACGTAGACAAGCTTGAGGATTTCATCTTCACGTTTTATTACTGCGAGGACGCTATAATCTTGCAATTTACCGAAATCCACCCCAGCGTAAAAATCTCCGCTTGGAAAATAAACCTCAAGACTTGGGTAAAACTCAGCACCAAGCTTTTGGGCAAGCTCAACACCTGAGCGAATCAGGCTTTGAGGGAAATAACTGTTTAAGGCTTCAACGAATTCTGCTTCATACTCCATCAGATACGCTTCATGAGTCATGTTCTGCCGCATCTCTTCGAGAAACTCTTTGGTTATGAGTGGGCATTCTTCAGATTTTACCCTGTGCACGCTATAAGCTGGGTTGACAAAGGCTCGGTAGAAAAAATGGTTTTTATCCCAAGGTGTGCTCAGGAAAATTGCGTAACCCTGAGTCGTCGTCAGCATTGGAAAAAGAACATCCAAAATGACTTTTTCGGAAACCCAAGAAGCCTCATCACAAATAACCATGTTGGCAGTGTAACCGCGAAGACGATGTTCAGAACACGGCAGGGCAATTATGCGACTGCCATTTTCAAAGGAAACCAGCGTTCTCGTAATCCTTGCAACTTTGTTTCTGAAGCGGGCTGAAGAGTAAACGAATGTGACTATGCGGTCAAACATTATCATGCTCTGCCTTAAGCTTGGAGCAGTTATTAGCACGGTTACAGCAGAATTCATATCTGCAAAATGGATGGCTTTCATAGCTATGGATGTGGTTTTGCCTGTTTGGCGCCCCATGCATGCGACAATGCGTTTGCTTTTATCTTCAAGCAGTTTAGCCTGATAAGCGAAAGGCTCGACCCCTAAAATTTTCTTAGCGAAATCCACAGGACCCTTTATTTCAACCTCTTCTTCTGTGAAGATTTGCCTAATTGCCTGCTCAGTTTCTTCAAGCTTTCTTATCGCCCTTCGTTGCCTGTAACTCCGCCACAGCAGCCGAAAGTTCATCAATCTTTTTCTCAATCTTATCCCACTTCTCGTAACCCGCCAACAAGGGCCCATAGTCTTTTGCAGCCTGGAAAACTATTCGAAGTCGTTCAAGCGCTAACTTATCAGTCTGTTTCATTGCGCTGATCTGCTCAAAGGCTGTTGTATACAGTTTAACAACCTTCTCCATGGTTAAAGCGTCTTGAGCAGGCTCAATAGCTACAACTTCGATGCTGGGCTTAGTTGGAACTACACTACCGTAAAACTGCTTAACGATGCTACGGAATGTTCTCCCAGACAATTTGCCACTATCGTAAATCTGCTGAGGATTCATGCCCTTTTCCACCATCTCTTCCAAAAGGCTGAT